CGACTACATACATGATTTCCGATGTGGTCTCGATAGACCCGACGTAGGTGTCGGGCAGCGAAAGGATATGCTCGCGGTGCGTGTGCTTCTTGTATGCTTCGGCCATTCTTGGTTCTGGGTGTACCCTCCCCCAGCCAGACAAAACGGCCGTCCGTTTTACACAGAAAAGACGTATCCATTCAAATGCCTCCAGCCAAGGGAAAGAAGTCGGCGAAGAAAGTTGTGGAAGATACGCAGAAGGTTGAACTTCCGCCCGTGATCTTTTTCCTGCGAATAGGGAAGGAGTTTGATTTTGATGAGGAGCGTGTTGATGTTCCTGCTCCGTCCGGAAGCGGACCGACGCGGTATTCGGATATTCTGATTACCACGGAGACACAGGAACGCCGATTCGACGAGACGGTGATTCATGATCTGATGTCGAAACTCTCAGTGGCGACGTCGTACCCGAAAGGAGCGGCGTGTTTGTGGTGCTGCTACTCGGTTCCAGGCGATTCATTCGTGATTCCTACCCACTACGACGCATACACAAACTTTTACGCTGCCGAAGGGAATTATTGTAGTCCAGAGTGTGCTTTGGCGGCCATTTACAAGGAGCCGCACAGTACCGAGTCTGAACGATGGCTACGTCATTCTCTCCTCCGCACATTCTATCGACAGTTGTACGGGGACAAAGATATTCAACCTGCTCCCGACAAGAGAGTGCTACGCATCTTCGGTGGAAACCTGGATATCCAGCAGTATCGTGAGTTTTTCAGTCACTGTTCAAAGCCTCTTCAACTTGCTATGCCGCCGGTCAGGCTGTACATGCCGTCGGTGAACACTCAGGCATCGGTCCGCGATGTGAAGTCCTATGTCTCGCTGTCCAACGAGACGGTGAACAAGGCGTCTCAACAGCTTCGTCTCAAGCGATCGAAGCCGGTCCACGAAGGCATTCCTACCCTTGATAAGTGCCTACAGCGATAAGCAAGTTAAATTTTCGAACCCAAAATATCCCGTTCAAGCAATGGCATCTTTACAAGACCTTTTGAAGATGTCTATGCTCTACCAGGTGATGACGACGAGCGGAAACAGTTTCCGTCCTCTTCTGGCTTGGCTAGGTCTGTCCCTCTACGAACGTATTCCTCCGTGGGTATGGACTTACCGTGGACCGTCAAAGACTGCTTATGCTGGCCGTGAACCGTCGGCTGTGATTGAATGCGAGCGTGGTCCGCCGCCCCAGAACAATAAGGGCGCAACTCCTGCTTTTCTAACTCGTATGGATGCTGTGATCCACTACGTCTCCTGTTCTCCCAATACCAAACGTCTCCTATCTATCGCCAACCACGATTACCTACCCTACGAGTTCGAGGAGGTACGGCTTGACGAGGATATCTATTTCCGCCTGACGCACGTAGATGTCGACGACGGAAATATTAAGAATATTAAGTTCCAGTTGATTTCGTATGACCATCCGATCCAGTCCCTCCAGAAATTCGTGGATTCGTGTAACCAGGATTACGAGCGCCGCATGCTCAATAAACTCGGGAACGATCTCTACTTCTTTGACCAGATCGTGGAAGGCAAGAAGAAGCGCTCAAACCAGAACCCGCTTCCCCAGAATTTCCTCGTGTACACCAAGCACAAGTTTTCTACGACACGCACGTTTGAGAACGTGTATTTCGAGGAGCAGCCCATCGTCAAGAAGCGCGTGAACTTCTTTCTGGAAAAGCGGTCGTGGTACGAGAAGAAGGGGATTCCGTATACGCTGGGCTTTTTGTTTCACGGAGATCCTGGAACGGGTAAGACGTCAGAAATCAAGGCTATTGCGAATGTCGCCCGTCGTCACCCCATCAATATCCAACTCTCGGAAATCAAGACCAAGACTCAACTTCGTCATCTCTTTTTCAGCGACGATATTCACGTGTTTAACGGAACAGTGCTGGAGAAGTATACTATCCCTATTTCCGAGCGTCTCTACATCATTGAGGACGCAGACGCGATGGGCGATGTTCTGCTGAAACGCGAGTGGAAACGCCCCGAACCTGCGGCCTCGGCTGCGCCCAAAGATCCGTTTATGGCCGAACTGGACGATGATATTCTCAAGGATCCTATTGATCTCTCTTTTCTCCTGAACCTCCTAGATGGAACCCTGGAGTCCAGTGGTCGCATCTTGGTGTTTACCTCAAATTTTCCTGAGCGGTTTGATCGTGCCCTGATTCGCCCTGGACGTATTGATATGATCATTCATTTCAAGAAATGTTCTCGTACGGTTCTCCGTGAGATGGTGGAGGGATTCTACGACATTACCGATGTTGACCATGATCTGTGGTCGCATCCCGAACTGGACGAGAAGTGGAGCCCTGCCGAAGTCAACCAGATCCTGTTCCGCAATTTCGAGAATCCTAAGCAGGCTATGGATGAACTCCTGACGCTCGACGCCGCCAATCCCCTTCTCAAGAAGGAGGAGACGGTAGAGCAGGATTCTACACCGTTACCCCTGTCTTTGTCGTGAACAGTCCCGCTACGTATTCATACGTCTCGGGCGGAAGACCGAAGAGAACAATATAAATAAATGCTCCAACCATCGGAATGCCGGCGATGACCGCGGTGGCGATTGCCCATGCGAACATTCCGCCCACCGACGGAACTACGAGCGATGCGAGTAGACCAAGGATAGGGATAAACCAGACAACTAGAAAGAGGTGGGCATACGGTTTCATGATCGGGAATTTTCCGAACACGATAGTTTCTACCGCGTACCATCCTGCGCGCGAGTACACGAGAAGCAGAATGAGAAGGAGAGTGTATCCAAGATACCCACTTGCCGATGAAACGGTCGGTTTCTGCGAGGTATCTGCTGTCTGTTCAGGGGGGACGTCGGCTACGGGGTCGTCGGTGTTCATTATGTAGAGAACACGAGATTACCCTGTCCGTTTGTAACTTTCAGGAAGTTGTAAGATTCAATGTAAATCATCGACGAATACGCCCCGTACTGAAGATTGAACTGCGAACTGGGTGGAATAATCGTGAGCGTCTGGCCTGCCTGGAGTAGAGGGGGTCCAGTCGCTTGTCCGGCCGCATTGACCGGAACCGACGTAGCACCTGCAGGAACCAGCGTAGGAACTGAATTGAACTCTGTACCTTTGATGATACAAACCGGTGCCGGGCTTGAAATGGGAACTATATTTCCCGAGGCATCGATCGTACTCGTGACCGTCGGCGGAACCAGAAGCGTGTACTGGACGTTTGTGCGGTTGAACATTGACCCATTCATCGTTCCCGATGGTTGGGTGATTGTGTTGGGATCTAGAGCAAAGGAATAAAGATTGATTCCTGGAAGCATGGTGGTATCTCCCTTGGAAAACTTGTAGTTCTGAATGAGGCGGAAGAAATTGACGTTCTTGGTGTTCAGGCGCTCGGCTCCGTCCAGAACAACCGTTCCTTCCTGAAGAATATCCTGGGCGATCATATTGTTCGACAACTGAATTCCCGACGAATAAAATTGTACCGGAGGGAGGGGGGAAAACACGTTGGAGGGAAGCGTGGATGGGTTGACTGGGGGACAGTAGATAGTATCCCAGTTCGTGTAATTGTCCCAATCGTTCAGAAGAATACGATCTTCGCGCTGGAAGAGGGAGACGATGCGGGTACACAGATTGTACATTGGGATCGGGACGTCGTTGTATCCGTAATGCTTATCGTGGCGGACATATCGAACCTGAGTAATCAGGAACGATTTCTCGTAGGCTGCGACGTGCGCGCGCTCAGTGTCCGTCAGGAAAATGTAGTTCGCTTCGATGTACGGATTAAAATTCCAGTTCTGGAGAGATTGGTTTGTTGGGTTTCCCTGAGTGTCGGGATACGAGAGAAAGTTCTGAAGTCCGCGGAAAGGATCGGAGGGGTTTCCGACGATTCGTGTAAGATACGACGGATCCTGGGGCTGGTTATAATTGAGGTTCATGATCGTGAATAAACTGTAGATATTGTTGAAGGTGATCTGAATCTCTACTTCGGACTGAACGAGCGAGACGAGAGGGAGGGACTGGCCGATTTCTTCACAGAACCAGAAAGGGAGGGGGATATTCAGTTGACGGCCGGCAATTGAGGGCGCGGGGGCATTGACGCCATCGACATTGATGGCGTTGGGGTACTGATTAAAGAGTCCAGACTTGTTCCCCGGATCGTACATATCGGGTGTGTTTCCCACCATCTTATCAAGAATCGCCCGTTTGGTAGCATCGTGTTTGAGATAACTCGCAATCTTCATCCATTCGCCCGTCATGGTCGCGATCGGTGTTCCGTTCAGGGTGACTGAGGCCTGCTGGATCATGTTGTACCCAAGATTACGAATCCACTGGTACTGAAACTCTTTGGCGATATTGTTTGTTGGGTCGATGACGGCGAGAGGCGACCAGATGTCGGGAATATCGACACAGAGGTAGCAGTCGTGGAGAAGATCGGCATAGCGAGGAACCTTGAACCGGAAGGTTTTGGTTCCGGTGATGGGCAGGTTTGTGTCGGTGACGTTGGTCGGCGGGAGATGGAAATGCTCCATAGCAAAGTTCGTGTGGCGCTTATACATCTTCGTAAAATAGGTCATGGACGGGTTTCCGTTCAAAAAAACGTTCTGGGCGCCGAAGCCAGTCAGTTGGATAAGACCACCTGGCATTCTGTGCTATATTATGTTATACGGTATGAATAATGTATAAGAACCTTCCGTATATCCTTATTGGAGTTCTAGTCATCGCGGTTCTAATTCACTCGTACATGAGCGTTCGCTTCGGGTACGACTGGATAGGGGCGCAGACACGTAAGGTGATTGCGCGGGCGATGACGAAGAGCAATTCGATTACCGAACTGTACCCGATTCCAGCGGTGCCGTTCATGGACCGGTTCTCGGAGTTCACCAAGATCCCGAAAATGAAGGAGAATGCGCAGGCACCGGGCATGGCGTTTTATTGATTACTGAGGATTGTTCATATCAGCCCTTGACTTCACTAACATATTGGGCGTCTGCTTCTCACCGCCAGGGGATAGGATAGAGTTGTTGGCGAGGACAAAGGTGCTGTTATTGGTGATACATGTGGGCGTCCACGACCCAGCAGCGACTCCCTTGCGGTATTTATAGACCGCTCCCGCTTTGAACGTCGTATACGTGCTCGCATACGCCGCCTTCTGCGACTGGGGATAGTTTGTGTAATAATTGTTCACGACTGTGCGCTTCCTCATCTCCGTGACTTCGGACGCACTCTTGAATCGAGTCTGCTGGCTCAGGAATTTAGGTGTCCCGTCAAGCGATACAAATGAGTAGTATTCGGCCATGTCTATTATATTTACAGGTTAGAAAATGATACATACAAATGGCTCCTATCCGCTTCCTCCTGGTTTCCACGCACACCGAGCAGGTGACGGGCTACTCGAAGGTGTCGTACAACCTTCTCAAGCAGCTGGGTACGCTCCAGCCGCTGATCAAGATCTTCCATTTCGGGTTCCAGCGCACGCCTGCCCGTCTTGCTACTCCTGCTCG